ACACCACAGGAAAAACAATCAATGCTTCACCGCTGTTCGGCAAATGAAATCCTTTACGGTGGTGCTGCAGGTCCTGGTAAAAGCCATGCACTTCGATTTGAAGCGTTGATGTGGTGTCTTAGGATACCGAATTTGCAGGTTTATCTCTTCCGACGAACCTTTCCTGAACTCGAAAAAAATCATATCCTCCCTTCCTTGATGCAATTTCCCAGAAATGTAGGCACCTACAAAGACCAGAAGCGGCGCTGGGAATTTCAGAACGGTTCTATGCTGCATTTCTGCCACTGTCAGTACGAGAAAGATGTCTACCAGTATCAAGGGGCTGAAATTCATCTTTTGGTCATTGATGAGCTTACGACCTTCACTGAGTTTCAATACGACTATTTGAGGTCAAGGGTTCGCTGTACTCTGGATATCCCGGCAAATTACCGTCACAAAATCCCTGGAATCGTGTGCGCGTCAAACCCTGGGGGTGTTGGACATAATTTTGCAAAGGCAAGATGGGTGCAATTCGCTGAACCATTTGAACTCAAAAGAGCGACGAAAAAAGACGGCGGGATGCTTAGATGTTATATCAAGGGAAAACTTGAAGACAACCCCATCTTGATTGAAAGAGATCCCGATTACATTCACCGTCTTGATGCACTCCCGGAACCATGGAGAACCGCTTACAAAGACGGCGATTGGGATATTTTCATGGGGCAGATGTTCCAATTCTCTGAAAAGCATCACATTATTGATCCTCTGCCTATTCCAGATCATGCCCCTCTGTATATGACGTTCGATTGGGGATTCGGCAAACCCTATTCCATCAACTGGTGGTGGGTGGACCATGACGGACGGATTTATATGTTTGCTGAAATATACGGTTGCGGCCACGAACCGGATACGGGAGTAAGGCATACCGATGATCAGATAGCCGAAAGAATTAAATCCTATGAAATCAGTCAGGGAATTTGGGAGAGGCGCGTTACGAGGCTGTGTGATCCGACGTGCTTTAATAAAAAGCCGGATTATAAAGGCGGAGGACAGGGACCGAGTACGGCCGATGTTTTTGCAAAACACGAAATTTACATGATCCCCGGTGATCCTTCAAGGCATCTGAAAATCAGGCAATTCCATGCACGTCTCAGAATCTTCGATGATCAACCCCCCATGATGTTGATTTACAAAGGCTGTGAACATTTCATTCGCACAATTCCGCTTTTACAGTCCGATCCGAATGATGTTGAAGATGTCGATACCCGGATGGAAGATCATGGATACGACTCAGCCGCCCTTATGGTCATGGCGCGTCCACTTTCAATGACCGATCCGTTACCCAAAAAATCCCCCGTCGAAGCCCGTATCGACTCCCTGGAACAGCCGAACATGCCCATTGATGAACTGGCAGCTTTACACAGCGAGATTCACCAACAGACGGTATGGCAGCAGCAGCTTGTCAACGAGGCCTATGATTCACCTGTTTTTGAAGGAACAAGGAATACAGTCGATGGATGAGTTTGATGCCCTGTATAAACCCGATTTTTTGTGTCCGAAATGCGGCAATCCAATGTGGATGGAACATGATGGAACGGTATCGTGTGTAACGTTCGACTGTGAGTTGAACAATGTTAAGTTCCGTCCGAAATGGCCGTCTGCAACGCTTGAGAGGGTGATGGATTGGGAAAATGATGCCGGAATTCTTGAGGGTTTCGAGGTAGACAATGAACAACCCGATTGACATCTTCCTCCTGCATTTCCTGATATTCGGCGCGTATTCCGGGCTCCTGATCATGCTCGGCTTCTACATGGGCCGGAAAACCAAAACGCAGTACGTCAAGGGGGATCCGGTGTTGGAACCCCAACCAATGAAACAGCCGAACGTGATTGACTTCGAAGATCCGTATCGGGAAGCGATCGAGGGACCGCCGAAAAAGAAGGGGATTCAGACGTTATGATCCTTGTTTGTGAAATCTGCACCCAGAAGATAGCGACGTTCGATCCTGCGATAGTCCGCCGTCCGCTCAAAGGCGACATGTTCGACGCATTCGAACCGGAACGCGGGAATCAGCCGCCGTTTCATCCAACCCACTACGTTTTGAATTTCAGGTGTCCATGGTGCAGGAATCTTCCGTTTGTTGCCAATTTCAATACCGTCGAGGATACAGATGCCACTCAGTTTCCAAAACAACTCAGAGTCCTTGAAGGATATTGGACGATACCAAATGGATTGATGCGGGAAGCCGGGGAGCAGGTCAAGGCTCATAACCTTGTTCCAGACGGTTCGAATCCGTCTCCCGCTACCTTAAATTGCAAACATTGTGGCAAACCGTACCAGGTTAAACACTGGCTTAAAAAGCATGAGGCGAAATGTCCGAAGAAACCGAAGTAAAAGAGCTTTTAAGGGCTCTGATAACCGAAATCAAGGCCATGCGCCGGGATCTGCACTGGCATAAATGGTCAGCCACGGGTCAATCGCCTATTTGGGACGAAAACGGCTGCACCTGCGAACATTTCAGAAAAACAGAGTTTGACGCTTGGGAATGCCCACTGCACGGGAGAGTTGAAAGATAATGCCTGACATCGACCTCAGAGCAACCCAATCCGATTCACCGGTAGACCCTGAAGCCTACACCGAGATCCTGCCTCCAAAAGGTAATAAGAAAGTCGGTGCAAAGGTCATCGAGCTGTTAAACGAGATCCTGGAGGATAAAGTCAATCAGGGTCTGCACGAACGATGGGTCCGAAACTATGAACTCGGAAGAAATAAACACTGGCGATTCGACTCCCAGAAGGTTTCTTTGACAGGCGCCAATCTGATCTATATTCACCGTACCCGGACAGTCAACCATCTCACAGACAACGATCCTACATTCAACGTCCGGGGAATAGGAAATATCCAGGACGACGACAGGGAGAAACTGCCGATACTTGTTCATGCAACAGAACATTGGTGGAACGAACAGGAACAACAGTCAGTATTCGGGGATTCGGTCTGGAACGGGGAGACCTACGGTTCCGCGATTGAGCATGTATTTTTTAACCCGGATCTTGAATACGCCATCGGGGAAGTCGAGACCCTTACGATCGATCCATTTTATTTCGGTTTATGGCCGGTGCGCTGCAGGGACACCCAGAAAGCCCTTGCGTGTCTTTATTATCAGCCGATGCACATCCAGGAAGCCCGAAGGAAATGGCCCAAATTCGCCAAACAGCTTAAAGCAGACGGTGACATAATAGACGATATGGGGGATGAGCGCAGAGAAGTCGCAGAAGGTTCAGGAGGGTCAAAGAAAGGTATTTACGGCACTATCTCGGGAGTAGTCAAGGAACTGCTGGGATTCAAAAAGACCTCAGCAAATCAGTCCGAGAATATATGTCTGATTGTCCGATGTTGGGTCAAGGATTATTCCGAAAAGAGAATGGAAGACCGCATAAACGAAGCTACGGGCGAAAAAGAAGCGGTTTACGAACCACTCTATACCGGAAATATCCGAATGGTCACAGTAGGGAACATGGGGGAGCTTGTGCTTGAAGACGAAGACAATCCATCAATCAACCCGAATCTTTCAAAAGAAGATACCCGGAAATGTTACCTTTTCGACAAATTCCCCTTCACCAAAGTCAATTCCCTTTATGAGACCACGGCCGCATGGGGCACTAGCGACACCGAACAGCTCGAACAGCTCAATATCGAAGTCAACAAGGCTTTGAGCCAGTTCAATACCGTCAAAGACCGCAGAACCCGCGCAAAACTGATCAATCCGCAGACTTCCGGGGTGCCAAACGAGCATTTGACCAATTTTCTCGGAATTCTGAATCCCACAACTGCGAATCACGGCATTCAATGGCTTGAACCCGGACAACCCTTGAGCCAGGACGATTTATTGGCAATCAATCTGTTCAAGGATCTTTTCTTTCTGGTGGCCGGCAGCTTCGAACTCGAACAGGCCGATACCAAAGGCCAGAACGTTATCGCCTACAAAGCGATCGCAGCTCTTCTCGAACGTGCAGCTACGATGGTGCGGGGAAAACTCAGGAATTATCAGAAACTTGTCCGGGAACGGGGACGGATGTACGTGTCATGCATGCAGAATTTCTACACTGAAGAGCGGTGGATAGCGTACACCGAACAGGGAGAGGAAAAGAACGCCAAAGTAATAGGCCCCGAACTTCTGATCCCTGCCAAAATCTCTATTGTTTCGGGTTCCACCATGCCGGTTTCCCGGATCCAGGAACGGGAAGAGGCCATTGCACTCGGAAAAATGAGAATGATAGATTCTGAGGCTTTGCTTGAAAAACTTGGGTGGAGTGACTGGAAGCCGATTGTTGACCGCATGAAACGCGGTCCCATCGGGGAGCTGCTTCAGAAACTCGCTTTCGTGTTGCCTCAGCAGGTCATCCAGCAGATAGCCGCCATATCACAGGCGGATATAAAAGATATCAAGAGAGCTGCGGATCAAGGTAAATTGCAACCGATTCAATTACCGAAGCAAGGCGAGGGGCAAGGTCCCGAAGATATGCTCAAGGCTTTGGAAATGAAGGAAAAGGGCCTGGAGCTTTCCGAAATGGAGGCCAATATCAAAAAGATTCTGGCTGAAGTCGAAAAGATCAAGGCCGGTTCGTACCTCGACGTTGAAAAAGCCGTTACCGAGAAAGTCCGGCAGATGGTGGCTGCCAAAGGCATTGAATACGACGAAGAGAAACTTCAGATCGAACGCGCCCAGGTGGTGGACGATATCCAGGATAAAGAATTTCAGCGCAAAGTCGGTGTGGTGGACAGAGGCCTGAAACATATGCAGATCACCCGCGGGGGAGAAAAGCCGGGAAAGCAAGGGCCGTTTTTAGACAAGAAACTCAAAAGTGATAACGAGGATATCCAATGAAGATGCCAGGCAATCTATCACAACCCAATCCGTTGAGGATGCA